ACTAGCAATATGTGTATCTTCTCTAAAAGAACCATATACTAACTTACCATCTTCGATAGTTCCTAATCTATTCAGTACATAAACATCTATCCATGACTTTGATTTACCCCTAATAATATTGGGATAATAATTTTCTGTAACATTTTTAATATTTTCAGCTGTCGTATTGATGTCGTACCCCTTGATCTTATCATCTTCTTTTAGTTCTATCATTCCAGGTGGTTGTACAAAAAACTTCCAGTTGTCAGGCTTAACTAACATCAATGATTCTTCTTGATTCATATGATCTGGTACTGGCACTTCCCCTGACATAATAGACCACCAATGATCTTCATCTGGTGCGTTGGTATCTGCTATAACACCATACCATGTAGGTCCACCATCTTTAACTGCTGGATATCTGCCTACACGCATAGTACAAGCATCTACAATAGATTTAGGAATCTCTCTAGCTTCATTAATCCATACTCCTGTTAGTTCTAATGATAGTAGTTTCTTAACATCTTCTGGTCTATCTAATGCTAAAAATATAACTTCTAACTCTATATCATTGATGTGTATATTATGGGTAAACGGAACTGAGTAAGTAAAATTACCAAATATATTTTCTGGAAACCAATCTAACCATGTTTTCATGGTAGTAGTTTTTAACTGAGGGTTTGTGTTTCTGATTACTGCCCATCTTGATTTCTTTTTACCATCAGGTGATGCTTGTTGTTTGGCAGCTCTTCTAAATATTTCTATACAACAAGATACTGATTTACCTGATCCTACTGGACCTCGTACACCTCTAAAGAAGCTATCATCCTTCATAAAGGTTTTGATAACTTCTCCAGGTGCTTTATAATCTAGTCCACTCACACATTATTGGAATCAATACCAGCTTTGATTAACTTATAAATAGTTTCAGGTAGTAATGATTCTATAAACAGATCTGCTTCTTTATCTGTAATAAGATCTTTTGGATAGTGTGCAAAATGCACTTTCTTTACTATCTTTCTTAATCTCATACGATCTTGAAAAGATATTTCGTCTTGTGCGTATTGCTGTGTCATACAGCTTTAGCAATAGCTATTATAGCAACAACTAAAATAGCAATAACAATACCTTTTCCTTTTTTGTTTAAACGATCCCAACGATCAAGTATTGGTTCAAACATACTAGCTCCTTTTCTTTTTCTTTTTATTTTTCTTAGCTGCCATGATGATGTCGCCTCTGGTTATTTTCTTTTTATCACCATACATAGCAGCAAGACCTTTCTGTTTTTTAGAGTATTTACTAAAAGGCATTAGTAACTCTTCATCTTAGGCTTCTTACCAGCTTTCTTCATAGCCATAGCTGTAGCTGCCTGTTTCTTTGCTTTCTTAGTCTTAGGCTTCATTTTCATTCCGTGTTTCATGTTACTCTCCTATATGCTCTTGTTTTTGATGCAATAGATTTAGGTTGCTTTACAAACTGCTTCCCTTTTCTACTACCCTTTCGTTTAGCTCTAGTTGTTCTAGCATACTCTTCAGGAGTAAGTGCCTTTATTGCTGCCTCTGGTAAATATCTTTCACCAGTCTTAGCAGATGGCTTTCCTGACTTTGTACGCCACTTCTGTTTAGTCCACGCTTTTAAACTGCGTTGTGATTTAGCTAGAGCCATGTTTCTTTTGTATATTAAATTTTGCAGTTAGACTAGCACCTTTATGTGCTTTGAATGGACCACTATGCTTCATTAGCTTGTATCCACCATTCTTTGTTTTCATCCAATGGAAACCAGCTGGAGCTTTAACAGACTTCATCATTTATAACCACCTCCTGCTTTCTTATAAGCTAGTGCTAACATTTGCGCCTTCCTCGCACTCCATTGTCCAGGTTTCCCACCTTTTCCACCAGCTTTAATTCTATTAAATATTCTTTTCCTCATGCCTGGCTTTGTATAGTTACCAGCTTTATTAACTGTACTCACCACTTCACCTTATTCGCCCAATATGCTGCTGACATATTACCTTTGGCTATATTCTTTGCGTGTCTTGCCTTAAAAGACTTTGCTCTCTTTGTCATAGTTCTATCTCCTGTTTTACCCTGTTGCCCAAACCGAATCGTCTTAATCTTATTACCAGATTTAGCAACTACTATGTGTGATTTGGTTTTATGACCTGGAGTTCTCTTTGGTTTATTATAACCACTTACTCCAGCTCTCTTTAGTCTAGGATCTGCCATGCTCGAACCTTACTACAATAAATATTTTTTTGAAATGCTTTTTTCAACTATATCGTGTGTACACTACCTTTTTGTTGTATGTGTTTGTACTTTTTAGACCCCCATGTCCTAATCTAAGTCTATGTTGATAGAGATGTTTCCTGCGACCTGATGCTGTACCTTATCAGGAGCCTTCATCCCTATCCTATCGAGTAGGTCCTTACTAGCTTCCAGTCTTACATACTCACTCTTCCCATTTTGTATTAAGTGTAGGAGAGTTGAGGATGCGTGGACTGATCCTAGTCCTAACTTGTTGGACACTTCCTGTTGTAGGTACGCTTGTACCTTTGGTAATCGTAGTGTCCTACTAGCTACTACTCTACCACTTTCTCCCCTTGAATAACCTGCCTTCTGACTTGCTTCGGTTATGGTACATCCTGTGGCTACGAGGGTATCAACTAACAACCTCTGTTTGTATGTCAAACCATCTTTCTTTCCTAATTGTGTTCTTGCCATTACGATAGATGTAAACATGATCGTAACCATGTCAAGTTAAAAAATGTAAACGATCCTCACGGATCGGCACCTCTCGATCCTTCTTATCTTGTCTGCCAAGCAGACAGCTTACGCCTGTATGATCTTCGGTGCTATCTCTCTCTCTTGATTCTCAATTATATCACAAAAGTACAAGTACTTCGTTTCGCTGAGCTTCGCTCCTAATCGCTCAACTACGCCCTCTACGAGGGTAACTCGCTACGCTCCTAATACTGACTAAAGTTTGTGACCTAATCGAGGAATCAAGAAAGGAGATTATATTATGAAAACTCTTGATAAAACTTCTACTGTGTTACTAGATCTGATGCTCTCAATGAAGATTGCGAAAGCAGATCAGATGAATAAAGCCTATGATTCAGATGTATCATGGGAATATTATGAAGGATGGCATGACGCCATAGAGGAATTGCGAAAGCAAGTAAATATTAGGAAGGAAGATCAAAATGACTGATTCTGAATACAAATATCTAGATTGCTTAGATAAAGCAAGAGAAGCAGATGAACAGGGTAAACCTGAGATTGCTAGACTATGGAGGGAATATGCTGAAACAGTAAACAATCAGCATGACTTTGATGAGAATATGGAGGTACTAAATGAACAAAGCACCAACTAAACTGACTACTGATGATGCTACTATTGGTAGTATACACTACCATCAATCACAAGATTGGGCATCTTGGATTGGTACTCTCGTTGATGAGAACTGTGAGATAGATCGTGTCTACACAGATCTACTACTGTGGCAGATATGCAACAGTACTTACAAGAGTATACAGTCATTCAAGAAAAATGCTAAGTATTACAAGGATGTCTATGAGCAGACTTTTGTAAATGAAAGACAAGCACCAGATGGTACAGAGATCAGTACTATCAATGCTGACAATTTGTTGGCACAGGGTAAGACTTGGAACGCATTGGAGGACAAGTACACAGCAATACACAAAGCGTGTTCTGATTTGTACAAACAACTGTATCAAATGGAATGGAATCAGAGGAAAGTGGCAAAGCCATCTCAGGGTAATATGAGGACTATGTCACAGATGACACCAGATGAGATTGCAGAAACAAAAAGATTATCTAAAGAAGCCTTTGGATACTAATACTAACTGGAGTGGTGGGTATATCCCACCATTCCTACTAAAAAAAATTCGGAATAAAGTAGCTAATACCGAATGTATTTGATAAGATAAGTTACGGAAGGAGAAATAATATGCGTAGCATTTCACTTATGTTTTCATACTTCGATAAGTTTTTCGAGTATGTGTTGAAGAATATTGTAACTGGTAAGTTCAAAACCAGAGCAGAGTATATTGGTACATTTGTACTATTTTACATTGGTCTTGGTGGTGGTCTTATCGCCTTCAGTTTGTTCTTCGGTATCAATCCCACATTGGTAATGTCAGTTGTAGCAGCACCTATCTGGGTTGGTTTGGTATTCTTGTGTAATAGGATTACTAAGATTGCAATTACACTAAAGGATATACCTGAACCTACAATCAAAACTACAAAATCAAGGAGGAAGTAATGCAGTTACCACAACCACAGGATAGTTTTACAAAAGATGAGCTAGATAGATTTGATGTCATCTACTCAATGTACTATGACCATTGTGATACACTTGATGATCTTATGGATAGAGTTGTACATCATATGTTACTAGAAAAAGTAAAACTAATTTATGTATCTGAGATCAAAGAGATGGTCAGAGAAAGGTTTGAAAATGACAATCCAAGACCAGAAGTTCCGTAGATGTTTCAGATGTCTAGGACTTGGAATAATTATTGATGCGTACAATCCAGAGGCATCAGATGAATGTGATATATGCTTTGGAGATGGCAAGATAGGAGTAATAGATGATGAATACCGAGGGCTTGAAAGTACTGAAAGCAAGACTGTGGGATCAAAGACTAGCGACAAGGGATGCGATTAAAGGATATAGTAAATCAACTGCACTCAGTCAGTTAGATGATTTGTTTCTTATAGAAAATGAAATGCTAGAGGAGTTTGAGAAACTAAGAACTGCTATAGCTAAAGATATAACAACTGTAGAAGGTTGGTTAAAACAATTAGAGGAGTTAAAATTTGAAACCAGATAGGAGGTAAACATGAGATGTATTAGACCAGGACATTACCAAGCAACTATTCCATATGGTCAAGACCAAGTAATAATTGTGAACATTGTAAAAGTTAAATCAAACTTCAAGCACAGTATTACTAAATGGAGATTGACAGTTGATGATAGTGTACTAGGTCCACAAGTCAAAAGCGATTGGGATTCTAAGAGTTCAGCTATGACTGTAGGCAGAAAAGAGGTTGAGAACTTAATGTTCAAGGCTCTACAATCAAGGATTATCAAGGGTTTTCAACTACCCAAAGATTATTATGGAAAGGAAGAACTATATGAGGTGTAACGCAGAAACATTCAAAGATATCATGTGTAAGATAAACAGGATATCTCCAAATGCTAAGATTGTATTTCAATCAAAAGTATTTCACAGTACTACTGATGAATCAGAATATCAACACCATGACCACAGAGGTATTGATAAGATTGAAATAGAATTTGCTGATGGTATTATCAGTGAAAAAGATAAGATAACAATATCGGTAAGTTAGGAGGAACTATGTTACCAGAACAATTAGACTTCGCAGTTCGAAGTGAAGAAGTATACAATCAACACAGGACTAAGATACCTGGCTACAAACAGTTGGTTCGTGATGACACCAACGAGTTGATTGCTATACACAAGGATTCATACAAAGTTATCACACATCAACAAGCGTATGAACTAGCATATGATTATCTCAACAATCATTTTCATACTACTGACATGGTAGAAAATTACAGAGTATCT